ACCGTCGGGGATAGCGTCGTGACCGTCAGTGCCGATGCCGATATGGGCGACGGGACCGTGACCATTATGGATACGGCCACCGTGCACGTGGCCTCGCCCATGGCGGCCAACCTGGGACTCTCGGCAGGGGAGCCCGAACTGAAGCCGTCAGCCTAGGAGTTGCTATGCCCTCTATTGTCGCCCTCGTGCCCATTGAGCTCGACAAGCCGCGTCAGCTGCTCTTTACACGGGCGGCGGTCAAGAACATTGAGTTGGCCCTCACGCGGATCTGGGGGCGGGACTACACGTTCTTTGAAGGGGTGCGGCGCCTCAGTGAAATGCTCTTGGATAATGACTTAAGTAAACTAAGCTATATTAACATTTCCGTGATGCTGCACCAAGGCTGCCTCCATGAAGACCCGACGTTGACGCTCGCCCAGGTCGAAGAAGCCCTGCCCTACGCGGATCCCACGGGGCTTATTCCCTATGTGGGTCTGATCCTTCAGGCCTGGAGCCATGCGAGCCCGCAGGCCGCCGTGGATGCCGTCACAGCGGAGGCCGTCGACACCGACCCTTTGGCCGGATCGACTGGGGCAAGCTCTGGGCCTTTGAACGGACCTGTCTTGGTGTCAGCGACGGCGAATTCTGGGGCATGACGTTTCTCGAAGGGCACCTGCTGGCTGAGGCGTACTGGCAGCAGCAGACCCGGCAGGTACGACCGATGGCGATGTTGCTGCAAGCGTATTGGAACGTGCACCGGGATACGGATCAGCGCCGCGACCCGTTTACGCTGGACGAGATGTTAGCCGTGCTGGGGTATCCCGAGCCGCCCCCGCCTCCGCCACCGCCTCCACGCCTGGAGGAGATGGAGGCGCGGATCGGGATACTGCATAGCTTGTATACGGCCAATGGGGAGAGGAAGGCTTAAATGGCGGAGATTGTGGTCGGCGATGTGGTGGCACGCCTCCGTATCGATGCCAGCGGTTTTGACCAGGCGCTGACGCAGGCCCAGCAGCGGCTCTCGCAACTCCAGCAGACGATGGGCCAACTCCGCCAGGGCCAGACGCAGGCGGCGCAGACGACGCAGCAAACCGCCCAAGCCTTGCTCGCGCTGGCCCAAGCGCTCAGTCAACAGGTGCAAGTCGTTACGCAGGCCGCCAGTGCGCTTCAGCAGCTCACCCAGGCGCTCATGTCCGCGAGCCAGGGCCAGGCCAGTATCGCGCAGAGTACGCAGCAATCGGCCCAGGCGGCGACGGCCCTCACGCAAGCCATCACGGCCCAGGCGCGTGCGTATCAACAATTGACGCAAGCCCAGGCTGCCGTCAGATCCGTGCAAGCGCAGGCACCCGCGATCGTTGGCGCGTCCCTTCCCGCCGCTCCTGCGGCAGGGAGTCGTTCGCAAGTCGATCCGCAGACGACCCAAACTTCGACCAGTCTCACGCAGGCCCTAGTGGCGCAGACACAAGCGTATACGGCGCTCTCGCAGGCGACGAGTCAGTACGCGCAATTGGCAACCCAGACGGCCAGTGCCATGCAGCAGGTGACGCAGAGCACCCGGCAGCAGACGCAGGCGCTGGCGCAGGCGGCGAGTCAACAACAGGCGACGGACGCCCGTCAAGCGGCGCAAGATGTCGCCGCCGTGCAGCAACGGGCCGCGCAAGCCCAACAAGCCGCCGTCCAGCAACAACAAGTCGCGGCCCGCACGGCGGCCACGGAAGCCCGCCAGGCGGCCCAAGACATCGCGGCCGCCGCCCAACGCGCGGCGCAAGCGCAACAGGCCGCGATGCAGCAACAACAAGTCGCGTCCCGTCTCGCGGCTCAGGAAGCCCGCCAGGCCGCGCAAGAAGTCGCGGCAGCGGCGCAGCGCACGGCCCAAATCCAACAAGCCGCGGTGCAACAACAGCAAGTGGCGTCCCGCCAAGCAGCCCAGGAGGCACGGCAGTCGGCGCAAGAAGTCGCGGCAGCGGCCCAACGTGCAGCGCAGGCCCAACAAGCCGCCGTGCAACAACAGCAAGTGGCCGCGCGCCAAGCGGCCCAGGAGGCACGGCAACTCGCCCAAGAACGCCGGGCGGCGGAGCAGCAAGCCGCTCAAGACGCGGCGCAGAATGCGGGACGGCTGGGCGCGGCCCTGAGTACGGCGCTCAGTGTGGCCGGGGGCATCGGGATTGCCACCAGTATTGGCGCCATCATCAGTCAGATGAAAGAGTTGGCGACGAGTATCGTCGCGGTCGGCGTGCAATTCCAACAGTTACGCCAGCAATTTACGGCCATCCAGGGCGTGAGCGCCGGCGCTGCGGCCTTCCAGCAGATGATCAACCTGGCGCAGCGGTTGGGGATCGAAGTCATCCCGCTCGCCGAAAACTTCCGGCGCTTTGACGCCGCGACCCGTGGCACGTCCATTCAGGGCGAGCAGGCCGCCCGCATCTTTGAAAACATGGTAGTGGGCATGCGGGCCATGGGAGCAAGCTCGCAGCAGACCGAGCGCGGGCTCCTCGCCCTCCAGCAGATGGTCTCCAAAGGCATCGTGTCGCAAGAGGAATTACGCCAACAGCTGGCGGAAGCGATTCCTGGGGCCACGCAGATTGCGGCGCGGGCCTTTGGGGTGACGACGCAAGAACTGAATAAGATGATCGAGAAGGGGACGGACAGTATTGAGTTCGTCCGGCGCTTCAGTGAGCGCTTTCGCATGGAGTTCGGCGGGGCCGTGGCGACCGCGACCGATACCGCCGCCGCCGCATTTCAGCGCCTGAGCAACGAGATCAAGCTGGCTGGGGAAACCATCGCGGCCTCCGGGCTCCTGGACACGCTCCGGAGCCTGGCCGAGGCTGCCACGACGCTGCTGGCTACCTTGCGTAAAGTCCAGGAAGAACGTAGTCGGGAAGCGGGTCCCCCGGTGGGTGCTCTGCCGCGAGGCGGTGTGGGCTTCCCGCCCGCGATTCGGGAACGTCAGGCCGAGTTGGAGCGCTTGCAGGCGCAGATTACGGGCGCCCAGGCCTCGCAATTGGTCGAGAGCATGCTCCCCGGCTTTGCGGGACCGCTTACGACGGAGGAGCGGCGGGCCATTCGGGATAAGCTGCAAGCCGTTGATGCCGAACAGCGCAAGGCAATGGCCGAGTTTCAACAGAAGCTGCAAGCGGAAGGCTTTGGGCCGGGGGGGCAAGTCGGCTTTAAGTTTGAGATTGCGGCGGACGAACGGCCGCTGCAAGCGGCGGAAGAGCGCATAGCGAAAATCCTGGACCAAGGGCGCCAGCAAATCCGTGATATTGAGCTGAATGCGCCCTTTCTCTCCGCGCTCGACATTGCAGACCAGAAATTCAAAGCCTGGGAAAAGACCCTCAAGGCCGTGCAGGAAGAAATCGGCAAGCTGGGCGAAGGGTTGCGCCGGACGATTACGCCGAGTGGCGCGCCCAACTCCCTTGATGCCCTGATTGAGCGGATTGCCGGCGAAAAAGGCCTCGATCCGAACCTGATGCGCGCCTTAATCGAGCAGGAATCCGGCTTTAATCCGCAGGCTGTCTCCCGTGCGGGCGCCAAGGGCCTCATGCAACTCATGCCGGGGACGGCCGCCGCGTATGGCGCCGGGGGCCGGGAGTTTGAGCCCGAAGCCAATCTCCGGGCGGGCATGAGTTATTTTGCGGAACTCCTCCAGAAGTTCAATGGCAATGTCGAGCGGGCGCTCACTGCTTACAATGCGGGACCGGCGCGCGGGGGCATCCCGCTTCCTACCGGCGAAAACGCGACCTTTGCGCAGGATGTTTTGCGGCGTGTCCCGCAGACCATCCAGGGCATGCTCGATGCCGCTGGCCGCCAGCAACGCGCCCTGGCCGCGGGGCAAGAAGCGCAAACCCCTGACACCGAGCGGCTGGCGCAAACCAGGGCGACGGGCCGCGAATACCTCCAGGCCATTGAGGAGGAAGAGCGGCAGCGCGACGTCGACGCGCGGGAACGGCGCCAACAGGTCATGGCGACGGGCCGGGAATATATTCGCGCCCTTGAGGAGGAAGTGCAGAAGCGCTTTCAGGCCGTGGAGAGCCTGAAGAGCTTGGAGCGGCAATATTCGCTCACGGCGGATGCCCGCAAGGAAGGCGAGGCGGCGCGCCTGGCAGCGCAGTTTCCCCAGGATGCGGAAATCCAGACACGGGCGGAAAATGTCCGGCTGCTCATTGAAGAAAAACAAGCGATGGAGAGCAGTTTTGCGGCGATCAAGGCCCGTACCGATGCGCAGCGCGAGGCGCAAGCGGCCTCCGACGCGATGACGCAGAGCATTGAGGCGCAACTGGAACGGCTCCGGGCACCGCGCGAGGAGCGAGCCGAACTCCGCCTCCGGGCACAAGCGCGGCGGCAAGGGGTGGAGTTGACCCCCGACGACGAAGCACGGCTGCGCGCGATTACCGCGCAAGAACGCTTTAACGACATTATGCAGATCACCGAGCGGATTGGCGATACTGCCGCGCAGACCATCACGCAGGGGCTCCTCAGCATTATTGACGGGACGGAACGTGTGAGCGATGCCTTCCGGCTCATGGCCAAGAGCATCCTCGACTCGGTGGCCCAGATTGCGCTGAACGAGGGCTTCCGCATGCTCATACGGCTGGGCATTACGGCGATTGGCGCGGCGTTCGCGCCTGGAGCGGCTGGAGCGACTGGCACCGCTGCCGGGAACCAGGCTGCCCTCGGGATTGCGCCGGGGACCACGTTTTTTCAGCAGGCCCAGGGCGGCGCGATTGTCAACCGCCCCACGGCCATCCTCGCCGGCGAAAATCCCGCGATGAATCCCGAGTACGTGCTCAATCGGCCGCAAATGCAAGCGCTTATGAGTGGCGCCATGCGCGCAGCACCCACGGCCGGGGGGCAAGCCATGGGGGGCGTCACCGTGATCAACGTGGCCAATCGGGAACAGGCCGCGCAAGAGGCGTCACGGGAACGCGCGTTAGGGAAAGCGGTGATTATCAACGAAGTTCTTAATGAAATCAGTCAAGGGTCAGGTTCGCGCATTGCGCGGACGTTACAGGCGCTGCGCTAAGGGCGAGGTTGAGGATGGCCGTCTATCCGATCGATCCCATACCGTCGAGTATCTCGGTTGCCGCCATACATGACCCAATGCACCAGTTCGAGTCAGACCAAGGGTACGAACTGCGTCGGCCCAAGCATAGTCGGGCCTTGCGCCAGTATCAGTTGGAGTATTTGGGGCTCACGACGCCGCAGATGCGCGTGCTCCGCGACTTCTTGCTCCAGCAACGCCTGGGCGTACTGTCGTTTGAGTGGCTGCACCGCACGGGTGGGGATCGCGTCAACTACTCGAACACGACGCCCGTGGTCTGTACGCTCCAGCACAGCTACGTCACCAATCAGTGGCTCTGGCTCAACAGTGCGACGCATGCCGGGCTCAACGGCTTCTGGACGCTGACGCGCTTCGATTCCACGAGTTTTGCGCTCAATGGCTCGGCCGCTCAGGGCGGGACGGGGAGTGCGATCGCGGTCCCGTATCTCCCCAATGCGACCGCCCGATTTGCTCAGGACGTGATGGAACCCGCCGTGAAGTTGATTGGCCCCGAGGCCGCCGATGTCTTCACGCAAGGGCGCGGGAGATTCAATCTAGTAGTACTAATCCAAGAACAATTTTAGGCCTAGGGCAAATGCTTCCACGATTTTCTTCTCAGAATATCTTTAATCTGGGTCAGGCTCACCTGAAACTGTTGCGCCAAGGCTCTAGCACTTATGCCCTGCGTTCGCATGGTTCGTATGGAACGTACTTGTTCTTCCGTCAACTTGGCTCGCGAGTGGCTCGCTCCACGCTGTCGATGTGCATAAACAAAAGTAAGCACCTGTTCTTCGCTAAAGGGCCGTTCGATATGCTGCCAGGTTTTGCCGTGGACAATGGCGCCAATAGACGTTCCATCAAGCTGAAATTGTTCCGCCAATTCGCGCAACTTCGCTCCTTGTTGATACAGCAGGTGAATGTCTGCAATGTCTTGTTCTCGCAGATGGCTTCGTTGCTCGCCAACGGCAAGGCGTTTTCGCTTCTTCGCATCAGTCGTATTCTGCTTATGTGTCCCAAGATAGATATGGTACAAATTAGTACACGGCGGGTTGTCGCAATGATGCAGGACATTCAGCCCAGCAGGAATCGGGCGGTTGTTAATCAACGCCCAGACCATACGCGATGCCAGACGGTTGTTCCAGTGTCCGTCCTCTTTGAGAGGAAAGATGCCATAACCGCCTTTATTCCGAAAGCCAGTCCATACGTGGCAGCAATAGGGGCACTCCCATCCATGCGCGCACACAGCGACACGGTTCCAAAAACGCGTGCTGGTCTGCGCACTTGCTATCTCTCCAGCACATTGGCGCGAGCAGTATTTGACCAGGCCACGTTGGACACGATAGGCAGAAGCAGTAAAGGACTTGTGACAGGTAGGATTCAGGCACACACAGAGCACGGGCATGGGCTCAACCTCCACGTTGAGAAGGGCTCCACAAGGAGAACGTACGGCGCCAGTGTGGAGACTGGTGGTCGAGCGGTAGCAACCCCGCTTATAGCCGTACCTCTGAGTATCCTCTATGCAGCGGAGAAAGTCTAGTGCCCCGTATTCTCTCAGCGGCGCTCGTGCGGGAAAAAAATCAGTTGCAATCGGATCATGTCATTACCTGGCTTTTCGAGCTATTTATACCAGGCGCTCCCGTCCCGTATCGTTTGGTCAATTACGATCAGGATATTCCGTTTCATGGCATCTGGTACAACCGTGCCAGCGTGGACGTGGACGCCCTCGAAGACGCCACGAGTCAATCCCTGGTGCGTCTGCGGGGGACGGTAGGCAATGTGGATCAGGCGTTTATCTCGTTACTCGAGCACTACTGGGGGCCGGATAGCCGCTGGGAGGTGACCATCTGGCCCATTGATACGCAGCAGCCCGACGCGACGCCCTTTGGCACAGGCGAAGTCTTCCAGGTCGTGCAGGTGGCGACGGACTTTCTCACGGCGGTGGTCGACCTCCAGGCCGAGGGTATAACTCTTTCAGGAACAATACCAAAAAGACGGTTCACGCAGTCCGGGGGCTTTCCGAACATACCTAGAAGGCTTAGCTAGAAAAGTTATATTATGACCAGCATTGTCGTTCCTGACATCTTCCCACTCGTGGATGCGATTCTCGGGCGCAGTTATGACGACTATAACTGTTGGAACCTCCTGCGGGATCTGTATGGCAAAGGCTGGGGCATTGATCTGGACGCCGACCCGGCAGCGGCGGTCGCCCAAGTCCAAGAGATCTGGTTTCAGGAGGATCCCCGTGATCCGCTCACGCTGGTGCAAGTGTGGGACATTTTGATCTTCCGTCCCCGTGGCATGGCGAGTAGTCATGTGGGGATTGTTTGTGATGGTCGGCAGTTTGTGCACACGAGAAAGAACCTGGGCACATGTATGGAGTTGACGAAGCGTTGGGCGCCCCGCCTGATGCAGATTGCGCGGTTGCGGCGGCTCCTGTAGCCACCGTTACCTGTATCCTGGTCCTGTCGCCCCTGCGGGCCGCCGATGGACACTTGCGCGTGCAGCGGGAGGTCTTTCCGGCAGGCGATCCGCTCGATGCCTATCTGCCCGAGGGCGAAGACTTGCGGCATGTCACCGTGAACGGGGCCACGATCCTGCCTGAGCATTACGCGCGCTACGTGCCGAAGGCCGGGGATGAACTCTGGCTCTGGCCGACGTGGGGCGAACCGGCGACGTTGATTGGGATTGGTATCTCGTTGCTGGTCGGCCTCGCGGTTTCGGCGGCGTCCCATTTTCTCTTTCGTCCGAAGCCGCTCCTGCTGCCGCAGCAAAACCAGATGAGCGGCGAGGCCGAACGCACCTTTAGCTTTGAGGGGATTCGCACCGCCGTGGGGCCGGGCGCCGTCGTCCCGGTCGTGTATGGTCGCCACCGCATTGGCGGGCAACTCCTCCTGGCCACTGTCGATCAAGCCGCCGTCGTCGTGGACGATGGCACCACGGCCCACACCGCTACGATTAGTGACGTCACGCACGGGGAACCCTCGGACATTGTGTATGTGACCGCCCCCAATCACGGCTTTGTCACGGGCCAGATTGTGTTGATCCAGGGCGTTCAAGGCAAAACAGAAGTAAATACCACCTGGGCGATTCACGTGGGCGATGCGGATACGTTTGTCCTCGATAGCTCGTGGGCCGTGGGTATCACGCATCCTTACCAGGGCGGCGGCACGGCCATGCTCTACAATCAGGGCTCGCGCAACTACCAGGCCATCACCAATCCGCCCACGCTGACGCTCATGATCGGGCTCTGTGAAGGCCCGATTGAGGCCATCCTGACGGACACGATTCAGATTAATGGCCAACCCGTGGCCAACTTTCCGGGCGTGCAGGTCTATACCGGCCTCGGCACGGCCAATCAACCGGCCTTTGCCGAGTTTGGCGGGGCGCGCAACACGTTTGCCGACGGCCGCGACATCGGCGAGAGCCCCCTCACCTATACCTCCAACGCCGCGTTGCATGCCTTTGTCCTCAACCTGGCCTGGCCCGAGGGCTTGTATTTTCTCAACGACAAGGGCGAAAAGCACAGCAATAATGCCGTGCTCCAGTATCGCTATGCGCCGCGCGGCACGGGCAGTTGGTCCGCGTGGACGCCCTTTCAGGTCAATGCCGACCGCACGGCGGCGGTGCGCCTGGGGATCCGCCGCGAAGGGCTCCCGTATCAAGCCTACGATATTCAGATTCAGCACCTCCGCGCGGGGAATACGGACGAACTCCGGGCACGGTATAAGAGTATCCTGGAAAGTGTGACCGAATACGTCCCGGATACGTATGCCTATCCGTACACGGCCTGGCTGGGCTTGCGCGCACTGGCTACCGATGCCTTGCGGGGGGCCTTACCCAATATCACGGTCGAGGTGCGGGGGCGTCAGGTGCGCGTGGGCTCCCTCGCGGTCCCGGAAACGTGGTCCGATAACCCCGCCTGGTGTGTGCTCGATGCGCTCACCAATCGGCGCTATGGGACGGGGGTGCCAGATAGCGAGGTGGACCTCACCGCCTTTGCCCTCTACGCCGCCTATTGTGACCAGCAAATGCAGGGTGAGCGGCGCCATACGCTGAATTACGTGCTGGACCGCGAAACGCGGGCGCAGCAATTTTTCTTAGAAACCATGGGCGGATCGCGCGGCATTCTCCTCAAAACGGCCGGGCTCTGGACACCACGCCCGACGCGGGACGAAACGCCCACGTGTCTCCTCTCCTGGACCTCCGTGACGAATGTGCGCCTCACCTATATCCAGGACGTGGACGCCATTAACGTCGTGGAGGCGCGCTTTGCCAGTGAAGATCAGGACTTTGAGCAAGACGTCATTACCTGGCCGACGCTGGCCAACTGGCCCCCTGAGGTCCATAAGCACAGCTTTGATTTGCGCGGCGTGACCAAGCCAAGCCGGGTCATGCGCGCCCTCCAGTATGAACTCAATCGGCGGCGCTTTGAAAATGTGCTCCTGGAGATGGACTGTTCCCTGGAAGCGCTGCCGCTGCAGATGCATGATCTCTTTCGCTTTGCCCATCCCTTGCCGGGCTGGGGCACGTCCGGGCGCATCCAGCAAGGCTCCGATGCCGCCATCCTCCACGTCGATGAAGATTGCCTCTTTGAGCAGGACCTCACGTATGTCGTGTACGTGCGTCATGAGGACGATACGCTCGAAGCCCGCGAGGTCCTGACCATCACGTTGGGCCCGACGCGCACGCTCCATCTGGCCGCGCAGCTCAGTTTCTTTCCGGTCCCGCGCACCTCCACGTTCATGTTTGGGACGCTGGCCACCAATGCCAATACGCGCACGTTCCGGGTGACCAGTCTGCGGCGCAAAAATGATTTGACCGTGAGTCTCGAAGCGCTGATTCACAACCCGAGCATCTATGATGAGGCCGTGGCGTCGCCGCTGGGGGTCATTACGACGCTCTTTAACCCGGAAGGCCCGCCGCCGCCGCTCCTCTCGCTCGTGGCAACCGAAGTGACGCGGATTCAGACGAGCGGCGCGAGTCTGCGCGTCATTAATCTCTCATGGGACGTCGCCCCCTTGAGTAGTGGCTATGCGCTCTACGGGGGCGCCATGATCTTGCGCCGCGTGCTCCTGGCGACGGGGCAAATGGGGCAGGTGGAGGCCGGGACGATTGGCGCCGGAGCGATTAGTGACCCCAATGACCCCAACTATAACTATACGCCGCTCACCCAGGTCCGGGGGCATGTGCTGGATTGGGATGACTATACGGCCATTAGTGGCTCGACGTATCAGTACCGCGTCGTCCCCATCTCGCACCTGGGGGTCCCCAATAATATCGGTGCGCGGGAAGTCGTCATTCATATTGCCGGCCCCACGACGCCCGGCTACTTCCCCGCGACGCCGCGGAACTTGCGTCTCCAGGGCCAGGCCGTGGGCGTGTCCCTGTGGGAAGGCCGGGACCTGCATGTCGAGTGGGATGCGGTGGCGGATAGCCCGCTCTTTAGCGAGACGTTTTTTGTGGCCTTCTACGTGGTGCAAGTCTGGGCGCCGGGGCAACTCTACTTGCTGCGGGCCTATAATGCGGCCCTGGCGCCCGCAGGCCAGAGCGTGCAGTGGACGTATACCCATCAGCAAAACGAAGAAGACCAGATTCGCAGCGGCTACGCCGGGGCGCGACGCGATCTCCAGGTGATGGTGTGGGCAGTCACCAATACCGGGCTCTTGTCGCTCGATCCTGCGGTGATCGTCGTGACCAATGCGCCGCCCGACATGAGTAATATCTTACCGGAAGCCCAGGCGCTCTTTGAGGCGGTGCGGATTGATTGGAAACAATGGATCCGCCCGCGGGATTTTGATCATTTCCTGGTGTTACTCGATGCCGGGAACCCGCCCACGATCCCTAATCAGACGGTCGGCATTGATTTCCAGGTGCTGCTCATTCCGGATCTGCTCGCGGGCATCACCTATTATGTCCAGATTATTCCCTATGACTCGTTTGGCATTGGCATTCCGAGTGCCATTGCCTCCTTTACGCCCGTGGCCCTCACGGCCGACAAACTGGACAATACGCCACCAGCCGTGCCGACCGGCCTCCGCCTTACGACGGGGACGGATGCCAGTGCGGACGGGACGGTGATGACCTGGGTGCAGGCGCACTGGAACCCCCAGGGAGAAGAGGATCTCAACGGCTTTCAACTCGTGTTTCGGGTGGCATCACCCAACATCCCGACCGTCGTGCAGCCGGGACGGTTTGATAGTACCTACAAAATTTTTGTCCCCGGCAATGTGACGGTCTTTGCCAAAATTGCCGCGATTGATCGCCTGGCGAATCTCAGTGCGTTTACCGATCCCGAGGTGTCCATTACGACGGGCCGCGATGGGACGCCACCGAGCGCCGCCGCGAACCTCTATGCCGTCGGCACCGTGCAAAAGATTGCGCTGCTCTGGACGCCGCCGGGCGATCTGGATTACGACTACTGTGAGGTCTGGACGTCGGGGCTCAACGATCGCAGCACGGCTGGGGTGATTGGGCAAGGCAGCTACAGCTTTGAACATACGGGGTTTGTCGCCAATCAGCGGGCCTATTATTGGATTCGTCCAGTAGATACCTCGGGCAATATTGGGCCGTTTCACCCCGTCTCGGCCACGGCAGGGGTGACGGCCGTCGCTGGGCAACTGGACGACACCTTCATTAGCTCCCTGGTGGCGACCAAAATCCTTACCGGGAAGCTCACGGCGCTGGTCAGTATTGGCGTGGCGGATCGCGTCTATATTGATGGCACCAATAGTCTGATGGTCATCCGCGATCAGTACCTGGGCAATAACCGCGTCCTCTTGGGGAAGCTCGGGCCGCTCTCGGATCAGTACGGCATTCAGATTTTTAATAGTGGCGGCGGCCTCATGTTTGACGCGAATGAGAGCGGTGTCACGGCAGCCGGAATTAAAACCGGGGTCATTAATGCGGGGCATCTGCGCACCGATACGGCGGTCATTACGGGCGTGGCTCAAATCCAAGATGCGCTGATCCGCAATGCGCATATTCTGGACCTGGCTGCTGACAAAATCATTGCGGGCACGATTAACGCGCAGGTGTTCCTGGGGGGGCCGGTAGCCGGATCCATTGCCCCGATTGTCCTTGACGGCGTCAATCGCCAGATCATTCTCCGGGACGATAACGGCACGATTCGCGTCTGGATTGGGCGGATTGCGGCAGGGCCGACCAACTATAGCATCCTGATTTACCACGCGGATGGCTCCCTCATGTGGAGCCCGGAGACCGGGGCGCAAACGCCCGGCATTGCCCCGTCCGCGGTCGTCACGGAGAAGATCTACGTCAACGCCGTCACCAACAGCGTGTCGTATACGGACATTGTGGGGCTCAGTGTGACGATCAGTGAGACGGCGCTGGCGTCGCTTGTGTTTGATTTGAACGAGGGCGATCAAGTCTGGGTGACCCTCACCGCCACCGTGAGCGTGGCCACGCTCGACGACGCGTGTGAGCTGCGCGTTCGGGAAAATAGCGCGGCTTCGGGGTCGCCAGAACTCGCGTATGGCCAAACGAATAACCCGGGGCGCAGTACGATGGTGTGCCAGGGCGTCTATACCGCCCCCAGTGGCTTTAGCGGGACGAAAGCCTTTGTGGGCACGTTTAAGAATGGAGGCGTGGCCGGGAATTCCATCGGCGCCGATCATATCAAGATGGTCGGCTTTCGGAGGCAGCGCTAGCGTATGGCCTATCTGGTCAAATACCGCACGGATGACGGGACCATTGTCGGGCTCTGGGAAAGTAATGCGCGGGTCTTTCTGGAAGCCCAGCGCGGCGCGGACGAGCCCGGCTATGGGTATCTCATCCGCGACGAGACGGCGCCGTCCCGCATGCAGGAGCAGTGGCGCGTGCTGGGGGACCAGGTGGTCCAGGACGTCCGCCCGCGTACCCTCCAGCCGCAGGGTCCCTCTCTCACTGGGACAGGCGTGACGCTGACGACGCTGGCGGAGCAGGTGGCGGCACTGACGACGCGGGTGGAGGCCCTCGAAGCCTTGAAAGTACAGTCTTAATATGACACAACATAGTTTGTAAGAAGAGAGTTTAAAGTGGCTCAACTCGGCGCGGGAATCGGGACTGGCTACCCAGGAGTCATCGACACACGGCAGACGTTTATCAATGCGCCGCCGATGGCTCCCGATAGTGCCAGTCGCCTGGATTCGGAAGTCATCAACGATGCCTTGGCGGCCATGGTCGCGGTCCAGACGGTCCTCGGCTCCAATCCGCAAGGCACGTTTGGCTCGCTCGCCGCGCGGCTCCAGCAGTTTCTCCCTGGGGGTGGCGAGAGCCCGCTCTTTTTTACCTTCAATGCCACCACGAGCGTCACCATTGCGGGGACCACGCATCGCCTCGGCACGCCCGCACCGCTTTTCCAGGCGTACAATGCGGAAACCCCGCGCCAGGTGATTCAGCCCAATACCGTAGCCATTGATACGCTCACCTATGATGCCACGTTTACCTTCCTCACGCCGCAAACGGGGATCATCAGTCTCGCGGCGCCGAGTCCGCAATATACGGTGTCCTTTACCAATCAGACGACCGTGAGTATTCCCGGCAGTACGCACGCCCTGGGGACTGCAGACCTCCTCGTACGCGTCTATACCGTGAGCGGCAGCCAGAATATCCTGACGCAGGTGCCCGTCAGTATTGCCCCGGCGACGGCGGATGTAACAGTCACTTTTGTCACGCCTGCGAGTGGCACGATCATTGTCAGTGCGGCCGGCCCACGGTTTGTGGCCACCTTTGCCAGTGCCACGACGGTGAGCGTGCCCGGCGCCACGCATGGGCTCGGGACGTCCGCGTTGCTCTTTGCTGTCTATGACAACGCGAGTCCGCGCCAGAGCCTGCTGCCCAACAGCATTACAGTAGATCCGAATTCGCATGACGTGGTCATGACCTTCGTAACCCCCACGAGCGGGCGGCTGATCATCGTCAAAGCCACCGCCATTACCGGGACCGATTTTGAAATCCGGGACGCGGGCGTCACGAATGCCTCAGCCGTGCGCGTCTTAAGTGACGACGGTGCACTCCTCCTCCAGATGGGCAGCGGCGAGGCCGTGGAAACCCTGAACAAAACCGGGACGGTCGTGCAGCGGACCGATAATAGCGGCAATTTGATGATTACCGGCACAGCGACCAAACCGGGTGGCGGCAGTTGGCTCAGTCCCTCAGACGAACGGCTCAAAAAGGATATCGAGCCGTTTGTGGAGGGGCTTGAGGTGCTCCTGGCGCTCGATCCGATCTGGTTTCGCTATAACGGCCAGGGCGGCATCCCGATTACGCGCCAGCGGCACATCGGCCTGCGGGCGCAAGTCGTGCAGGCTGTGGCGCCCTATATGGTGACGAGTCGCCGGGGCGTGCTGACGCCTAACAGCGAGGAGACGGACCTCCTGGCGCTCGATACCGAGGCCCTGCCGTACCTGCTCCTCAATGCGCTCAAAACGGTGTATCAGCTCCTGGAGACGGTGCGCCAGGAGAAAGAGCAATTGGCCGAGCGTGTGACGGTGCTCGAAGCCCTCGCCCAGAAAGGAGGTCTTGCGTGAGACGCCTGGGGATCCCCCTGCTCCTGATGGCCCTGTGGAGCACGCCCGCCTGGGCACAAGGGCAGTTTTTTAACTCGAACTTGACCGTAGCAGGCACGATCAACGCCGGGACGGCCACGGGGAGCGGCAATGCCTATGTGCTGACGCTCAACCCGCCGATTGGGGCCTATGTGACCAATCAATGCTTTATGTTTCAGGCCAACCATACCGTGACGGGCGCGGCGACGCTCAATATCAATGCCCGGGGCGTGAAGGCGCTGCGGAAGTTTGTGTCGACGGTGTCGACGGACCTGGCCGCGAATGACATTGCGAATGGACAGATCATCACGGTCTGCTATGACGGCACCAACATGCAACTGACGGGCGGCGGGCCGGGTGGCGCCGGCGGGGGGGGCGGGGGCGGCGGCGTCCCGGCCTTTGTGACCGCCACGACGGCCCTCAGTGCCCATGCCAACGCGGGAGGACTCTAGGATGCGCGGACGACGAGTGATGGGCTTCCTGGCCCTGCTAGGGGCCTTCCTGGCGGGGTCAAGCTGGGCGGCAGTCACGCCCAATAGTCCGGTCTTCATGCAGACGCCCACGGTGGGCAAGGTGCAATTTCTCCAGGGCACCGACACGGCAGGGACCTATAAAACGCTCTATGCCGCGGGCACGAACGGGGCGCGCTGTAATGCGATGTGGCTCACCACGGATGACGGGACGACGACGCATCTCGTGACGGTGCAAATCGTGAGCGGCGGCATCCGGTTCGGCGGGGTGGCGGCTCAGACGCTCGTGAGTCAAGGCTTTGCCAGTGGGACACCCGCCCTCAACCTGTTGGCGCCGACGCTCTGGCCGGGCTTGCCGCTCGATAGCGACGGGAATCCCTATATCCAACTGGCCAGCGGCGATACGCTCCAGGCCACCTATACGATCGCGCTGACGGCGGCCACCCGGATTAATCTTATTGTAAGCTGCGGTGAGTTTTAGGCCGTATTGTCCTATGGGAGTGTTCATGATGCGACGATGCCTGCTCTGTCTGCTCTTCCTGCTCACTAGCGGCACGTTCGCCCTCAGCGAGGCGCAGCAACTGGGCGGTCGGATGCATAGTAGCAACCTGCGCCTGAACAAGCTGCGGGCGGGCACGCTCACTAATTGCGGCAGCAACAACTTTGTGAGCGGCTGGCGCCCCGATGGCACGACGATTTGTACCGCATTCGCCCTCGATATTAGCAATGTGGTCATGCTCACAGCCCCGCAAAAGGTCACGAATAAGCAAATCGTTCCCAAGGCGGTCGCGTATACGCCGGCGGGGACGCCGTTGTCCATTACGCCCAATCTGGATACGACCGATGTCGTGGTGGTCGATGGCATTACCGGGGACCTCACGATCAACGCGCCCATCGGCACGGGCGGCAATCCCACCGAGGAGCAAGAGGTCTCGTTTCGGTTTAAGTCGACCACGCCCCGGGCGCTCACGTGGCACGCCATCTATACCACCGAAAACGGCATTCCGCTCCCGAGTGCCACCACCGGAGACGGCACCACGACGGATCGCGTGAAAGTGCTCTACAATGCGGTCTCCGCCAAGTATGGGGCCGTGGCCACCACGCGGGGCATTGGGCGCGGCATTACCACGAGTACAGGCACGGCCACCAGCCTGAACTGCAATGCGCAGATCGCCGCCCTGTGCCGGCACACCATGACCGGGGCGGCGGGGACGCTCACCATTACCGTGAGTGGCACGGTGACGGATGGCACGCTGACGCGTATTAGTCTCAAATGCACCAACGCGCAGACCTTGACGCTGAGCACAGCAGGCTTTTTGCCGTCGCCCAATATTCCTCTCGCCATGACCTGTCCTGCCACGGCTGCCGGGATGGGCTGGTTTGATATTGGTTTGTCCTATTCGCAAGCGGACGGCAAACATCAGGTGATTGCTACGAACTGATGGAGTGTATGCATGGCGACTCAAAGAACTCTTTTTAGCTCAGGATGGTGCATAACGCTGGTGTGCGGGCTGCTCCTCTTAGTGCCTTGGGTAGTCTGGGGCGGCGCAGCAACGACCCTCACCGAGGCGCAGTATCAGCAACTGAAGACCCAAATTACGGTGACGGACGTGAACGAGAATCAAGCCGATGTCGCCGCCGGGCGGGATCAGGTCATTGCGGACAGGTACAACCAACCAGTGACGCCCACGTTCCAGGTCTACAAAACGGCCGTGACGCGCAAGACGATTCTTTTTGAGAAGTCTCCTGCCAATACGAGCTTTATCTTTGAGGGCAATGGCTACTTGACCTTGACTGTTCAGGAGTTGATGACTTTTCATGACTTTTTTGATGGCCCGAGCCTGGTGATGGACGCGAGTTTGCCCAATGTCCACAGTGCCCTCGATGCGATTTTCAAACTCCCGGGCAATGCCACGAATAATCGCAACCACATTAAACAGCAGTCGTCACGCGCCGTCACCCGCGCAGAAAAAATCTATGTCACCGGAACCAATGCCGGCACGACTGCGGATCCAGGCTTTCTTGTCTGGGAAGGCTTCTTGACGCAGCACGATATCCGGTACGCGCTCCGAGGAGGGCCACTGCCATGAGGACACGTCTTGCTTCCCTCCTTTTCCTGAGTCTTGTGCTCTGGGTGTCACCGCTCTGGGCCGCGTCCCCCTTCGTGTGGCTCCGGGGCACGATCGACACCTGGATTACCACGAGTACCGGATTGGCGAGTGGCTCCAGCGTGCTTTCTGGCAACATTACGCTTGCAAGTGCCAACTACACCCGCGCAGATTGTGAGCTGAGTACTGGGGCCTGGAGTGGGACTGTGGCAGCCAATACGGCGGTCGTGGTGTGGCTCATTCGGCAAGCAGACGGCACCAATTTTGAAGACGGTACTACTGGCGCTGATCCAGCCAGGATCCCTGATTTCATCTTTCCCCTGCGCGCGGTTAGCACGGCCCAGCGCATTGTGATTCCGAGCATTGAACTCCCGCGGGGGGTGTTCAAGGCTCTCCTCAAAAATGACGGCACGGGCGTGACCCTCCAGGGCGCCCCATGGACCTTACGATGCACCCCGTACGTGTTACAAATACCCTAGCGCTGCTCCTGCTGCTAACGCTGCTGAGTACGCCAGCGCTCGCGCAACCCCGGCTGGACCGGAATGCGCCGACCGCCCAGGGGCTCCTCGCTTGGTGGCGCGTGGTCGCAGGCGTGAGCGGGGGACGCACCTGGTACGATCTTACCGGGCGCTTCCCGCTAGCCGTGACCAATATCGACACGGCGGGGAGTAGTGGCGCGGGGGCGACGACGCGGCCTGGCGGGCAGGGCGAAATGCGCTTCGACGGAACGAATGATTATGCCACCCATCCGGTCACTGCGCAGTTGTGGCCCCCCGCCGTCAGTATCCTCTTGTGGATGAAGCGGACCGCCACCGGCAACGACTATCAAGGCCTCGTGACGGGGGGGAATAATAGTGGATTCCGCGATATTATCGTGCGATCCAGTGGAGGCATGAACGTGTCGTTTGTCACGTCGACGTCCAGTTACCTGCAACAAGACAATGCCAATCCTGGCGCCATTCCTGTGGGGGTCTGGACGCATCTGGCCTATACCTACAGTAGTGCCACGGGCTTGCAAGGGTATACCAACTGTCTCCCCACCACGTTTAATGGGGCCTCGGGGACGATGTACCCGGTGACCACGCTGCCGACCGTGGTGGGCACGTTAGACGTGGCAGCGCCGTCGCTCTATTTTCCCGGCGCCATGGATGACATTAAACTCTACAATCGGGCGTTATCTGGGCAGGAAGTGTGTCAGGTCATGCGGGACTCCCAGCGGGGTGAGCCGAAGTTACTCCCCCCGTCGCTGCTCGTGGGGGTCGTGCCGCCGCTGGTCGTGGGCGGCCCCAAGAGCCGCTTTTTCCCCTTTTTCCAGGCCCCCTGA